CCATAGCCTAGTGCAGTTTGCTCATTACAAGGCAACACTGAAAGAGGAGTGGTTTACGGACTACCTTATCTTAGGAGATGATGTCGACATCGCCTCTTCGGAAGCTGTTAGTACAGCTTACAAGGAGGTATGTGCCGATTTCTCAATCACCATCGGACTAGCAAAGTCGTTGCAATCTGAAAAGAATTGCTTCGAGTTCGCTAACCGACGGTACGTCCCAGAGGGGGACATCTCTCCGTTGTCGTTTCGTGAAGAGCTAGCATGCTCAACATGGACGCAGCGGTTAGAATTCTCCAAAAGGATTCTCCGAAGGGTAGGGAAACCGTTGACAGAGGTTTCTGCCTTACTACGTAGGGCGGTCACTTCAGCTCAGTGGACAGTCCTCACTCCGGAGATGTCTGGGCGACGACCTTCGTCGATCCTCAGACTTGTTCACTTTTGTCTGCTAAACCCTCTTCAGTCAAAGACTGATAGGGAGGGTCTTAGCATATCTTCCGTTCTCGACTGGCTGACGAATGTCCTGCCAGAAGAGGATATTGCGATAATACGCAAGATCAAGGTTGATAGTGTTCAAGCCCGGAATCTGAGTCGACGCTTGGTAGAACATCTTCGCAAGAAGATTTTCGAAGAGTTGTCACGCAAGTTCAAGGGGGAGGGTCTTTTCCACTGGATCCATATCGAGGAACCTGTAGATCCCGACGTCGTCGAGAAACTACGGTTTTCAAGAGAGGGACCCCTTGGTCAAAACGCTCCCCTGGCAAATAATTTAGCCGGCCGGATCGGCCAGCTGCCTTATGTGCCTGAGTGCGCACGCTCCGCCATAGATGAGGGCCTCGCCATTATCGATGAGCAAGTCTTGCTCTACCGAGATAATGACATGGTCCTCTCATACTGCCCTCCCCTGAGCCCGGTGTCTTGGTATTATTTTAGATTGTGTGTTTTTGACACGAATCGACAGATAATGTCCAAGGCATTCAAACTCTGGGATAGAGCAGATGATTTGGCGAAACGTCTTCCTCCGTTATCCTCACAGATATACGAAAGAGACATTGCTGTCGGACCGACCTTTGGTGTGCCGCTCGGTGAGTGGCTACAACTTTGGGTCGATGTCTTATCACTACCGAAGGTAGTGCCCATGGACCTTTCGAAATCGGTCTCGTACAACCTAGACTATAATGGTCATAGGAAGTATATTGATTCGAAATTGAAGATCCCGGGGACAGCTCCGCCTCCTAGTAATCCGGAGGCCATCTTTGGTCCATTGCTCGAACTCGCAACAACGTTGGCTGAGTTCGCGGGGGTTCGAATTCCTAACCTCCCCTTCTTCGGCGACGCCGTCAAAGGGAAGCGGTGGACTCGTACCCTCTCACGCTCCATGGCGACCTTTAAGGTCTGGAAACGGAACACAGAGTTAGTTGATATCTCTTGGCAGCTTGCCGAGAAACTTCAACGTCGCCCTGTCTCCGGGTCCAGATCTCTCTGGCAACCGTGGAATCATGAGCTGGGGACCGCAGTGGTTCTGCGGAAGGAAGGAGGTCCTCTTCTAAGTCTTAAGTTTGGACTGGAAGGGGAGCCCTTTCCTCGATTCCGAAGTTAGCTACTTAATAGCTCGTCTAGCCAGGACAGTACGTTAACTGAGGCCTGTAACCAGG